TTATCCATTCAGATTTAGGGTAACCCCATACATTATCTGGATTATTAAAATCAGGTTCTCTTCTAGGTGTTGTTTTCTTAGTATACTAGAGAACTTAGAATAAGATAAGCCAGTACCTGGAATACCTACTGTTGTGCGAGTACCCTTCTTACTTATATTTACACGTGCACCTTTCCCACCCACGGAAACACTTGATAGTCCTTTTTTACTAACATTGACACGGATTCCAGGAGCAATTTTTATACTTTTTCTAAAATTCAATCCCATCACATCACCTATCTAGAGCAGATCTTTTTAGAAGCACTGATGGAACCATCATTACAAACAAACTTACTACCATCGCAATGACTTACCCCACCTTTCTTACCAGAGCACGGTTGTCTGCCTCTACCTGCTTCCGCAACACTTAATGAGCTTAAAACTAATAAAAGACTTAAAATGACTTGTTTCATGGTTTTTCACCGTTTGTTATAAAGTGTACTAACTTTAACAAACTGGTTACTAAATGTCACATAAAGTAAAACCACCCGAAGGCGGTTTTTAATATCAAAAAAGATACTACTATTTAAGTGTAAAATTATTATGAGCATGTTTTCTTAAAAGAGAAGGCATTGTGATACAACTAATTCCAAAATTTGCAGCAGCATCTGGAATTAGAATCCGCGCTTTTGCTGTTGGGTTTGAAAGTTCCTCTGTAACAATTACGTAGTTATATGCCATAGCGGTTGCTATTAAATGAGCATCTGCACTATCAGGCCTAGCAAATTCAGTTTTTGCTTTTGGTAAAAAATGTGTATTAGAAAAAGCCCATGACATCAATTTACCATATTCAGTTGTCACTTTAGGATCAGAAAGGCTTTCAACAAACATTTCTTGAGGAATACTTTGGCTTCTCAGTAATTGAGATAATTCATCTTGAGATGATGCTGGTTTTATCATTTCATTATAGACTTTATCAATGCTATAAAATTTATCTGCTTTAAACCCTCCAACCAACCAATCCCAAAATCCATTACAAAATGATGGATGATATGAAAGATTAAAAGATTGAATAAAAATATTTGTATCAAGCAGGTACTTTGTATGCATTAAATAACGCCACCTATTTTCATAATATTTTGAGGGCTAGCATTTAATAATTTACCAGCATCTCTTAATAATAATTTACCAGATAAAGCCTGATTTACCACAGTTTTTGTTAAAAGGTAACTATTTCTGCCTGGTATTAAGTTTACAAAACTTGGACTACCATCTTTTTTAGGAATATTTTTAAATGCTTCAAACTCTTCCTTTTGTATTTTTTTATACTCATAAGCTTCTAAAAAACCATGTGTTAATGCAAGTCTAGCTACCATTAATTTACTTACACAAAATTCTTGCGCAATATAATATATGTCACCTTGATGTCTATCCCATGCATCAATAAATTCAGATTTCGTTATTAATACCTCTGCAGCAATTTTATTACAAAGAACTTCATTCGGATCATTTCCATATATATCCAAATCATCAACGCCAGATTCGCCTAACCATATATGAGCTAATTCATGCGCTAATGTAAATATCATAGCTGCTGGCATATCTTGAGCATTCAAAAAAATAGCAGGAGCATATTCATCAATTAAAACAAAACCGCGAAACTCTTCAGTATTTAAAGGCTTCTTAGTTGCATTTTTTACCATACTATTTTTGAAAATTAATATCCCAATTTCTTCACATTTAAAGATAAGATTTTTTAAATACTCTTCCTTGCTCTTTTTAGTATTTAAATCATATGGCAAACCGATATGAACTCTAATATCTTCAGCAATAATATTAGCATCTCTTTTTTTGTTATATTTGCCCACAAATTCCAATTTTTTAGCATCATTTTCTTTTAGGAATTCAATAAACCATTGCTGTTTTGTTTGAACATCTTCTAACACTTCATAAAAGCTTTCACTTAAAGGGAGCGCATTTTGATTTTGTCGTAAATCAGGAATATTTGGCTTATATAAATTTTCAGGCGGAACGTTTAGAAAAAGTGCACCGAATGGAACTTTTGTTAATTCAGCAAACTCCTCAGCCTGTTTAATAGAAAAAACACCTTCCATTAATTTTTTTTGAGTTCTTTCTGCTTCAGAAATTTTAGTTACAACATCGCTTAAGCTCAAACCAATATTGTTTGCAGCCCACTCCAACATGTTGATTCTAAAATTTAAAGTACCCATATCTTTACATTATCCAAGACTTGTAAAATATCGCTTACGCTTTATTTTATCATTTGATGTAATTTAACATTATTAAAGTTTTGTTCAATAGGTCGATAAAAATAAACGACACGATGTGCCGTTTTATTTTTTTTCCTTAAACTTCTTATGACACTCATCTAGAAACAGGTTATCCAACGCAAAAATACAGTCATTAAAAATATGAGCAGCCACTGGCAAATCATTATGCTCTGCATAGACATTGATTGCCTGCTGATCTAAAGATAACGGGATACCCTGCTCATATCGTCTGGATCTGCAAATAGTGCTGAATGCCGAAAGAATGGATTCAGCCGCATAAGAATATTCTGGCGGATCCGGAATACGGCCACCTAAGAACTTGATTTGTTCGATTTCGTGCGGCGTTTTCGACGCATACGTTTTTTGGTATTTGTAGAGCTCGATGACTTTCCCAGAATTAAAGCCTTGTCCTTGTCGGCTTCTTCCTGAATCTTCTGGGCCTGCTCTTTAATGAATAACCAGATTGAAATACCAATGTCACCTTGATTGAGAAGTTTTGAGGCATTCTCAGGGGTATATGGTTTTTCCGATTCAACTGGCTGACCGTCTACAACTTCTGAAAAAACTATCCCCTTCCAATCTTCAATCAGGTGAGCAGCACATGCATCCAGTAATAATTCATGATATAGCTTGGCATTTTCATCTTTTACCATCACATCATAGCCTTTGGATGTGATTTGGTTTCCTGCCTTCTCTAATGCAACTTGAAAGGGCTTATAACCAATTCCCCGGATTTTAAACTCTGCCTGTCCACCTTCAGTTTCAAATGTGCACCATTGGGCAACATCCGAGCTTTTAATAATTCCGACTTTTAAAGCCATAGCAACCTCTGAAATTTTTGAAATAAAAAAGCCCATGGGATTCCATAGGCTTTGTTACTGATTAAGCTAATTACACAAGAGCACGTACAATCGTTGGAGCTGTACGAACTTGAGCAAAGTTGATGTCTACAGTAATGATGTCATCGCCACCACCATCCGGGTGATTGGCTTCCATGACTTCCAATTGCGGGAAGTTGAACGAATATTTACTTCCTTTGCTGTCTCTGATGTCGAAGGTCAGTGTAAACACATCACGGGTTTTGATTGCATCAATCCAACCAGCAGCTGTGGCCGAGAACATGAATGAAGCATTCGCTTCGATATCCATCATCTTTTCAATGTAGAACTCTGGTGTGTATTTGCCGGACCCGATACAACGAATCGCTTCAAGATTGTTATTAATTGAAAGCGTAAGCGATTGCATGCACGCTTTACCTTGAATTGATTGACCATTAATAAGTAAGTTTTCCACGTTTGGCATACTGACCAATGGACGGGTTGAAGCCGCTATAGGATTAGTGACAGGATTGACTTGCTGACGGGTAAAGGAGCTACCAACAAGTCCAAAGTTACCTGTGATTTTCCCTGTTGTTTGAATGGTGATTTCACCAGTATTTACCTGCACACCACGGTAGATAAACACCTGCCCAATATCTTCAAAAACTTTAACCAGCGTTAATGACTTACGTACTGTACCGCCAAAGCTTAAAGCATTTGCCGCCCAGTTATTAAAGGCTAAAGCACTTAAGAATAAGTCAAATGTTCCAAGAGATATTCAAACTCTAACTGCCTGTACTCGCTTCAGTAACCACACCACCTTGTCGAAAACGTGAATCTACACTTCACTGCTTTCTTCAGTTGAGACGTTTTCAGATAAACCATCCTGACACGGCGAACGTGTACCAAGGTTTGCCGGAGTTGTTCCCAGCACCGCTTCTTCACAAGCATATAATCGAATTTTTGCGCCTGAACTCATTTATAGTTCTCCAAAATTTAGGCATAAAAAACCCGCTTCATTAGCGGGCAGTTATAAAAAAATGGACGTAAAAAAACCCGCTAAATTAGCGGGTTTTTAAGATGTTGCATCTGCGTCGGAGATCTCTGGCGGTTCCACACCATTCATGGCTGCAGCTACTGCCTGAGATAAATTGGTAGGCTGAAATTCAGGTGGAATTAAATCAGGTGGAATTGTGTCTTCCCCCTCATCAACTTCAGGCTTAGGAACTTCTTGCAAACGGATATCAATCCAGCGGCCTTCTTGAATATCAAGCGGGCTTGTATAGTCAGCAACGATACGCCCTTTTTTATCGAGCATATAGTCAAAGGTTTTGATTTCGATATCGCCATTTTCAAGCGTTTTATACTCTACAACGTGGAAAAGGTTGCCGTTGGCATCACGAGGTTGCTCAATGTACCAACCTTCCGTAGCAAAGCCAGAAGAACCTTTAATTAAGTAAATTCCGTCATCGACTTTTTCAAATGTAATATCTTGCTCACTTGCTTCTTCATTAAGCTCAATACGATCTGAGAAAAGCTGAACAATTGGCGAGGCACTTTTATAAAAGCCGTTTGCATCTACTGTAAAACCTTTTGAACGCAACTCACCAGTTGTTTCAACGGTTACCAACTTACCACTTGAAGCACTGTTTAATGTATTCGCGACTATTGGATTGCCGCTTGTGTAAACAGTCTGCTCTGTTCCTGAGTAAACTCCATTCAAAAATGAAAAAGAGCGAACGACCATTGCAGTTGCTCTTGAACCAGCATAGTAAGGAAGGATCAAATCAGTTGATACCGTAGTAGAGCGTGGGAATCTGATCATTGGCCCATACTGAGCGCCTACAGTACCATCCCAACCTGTGCTTGGAGATACGAACTCAACTTTTGAGGTTCCATTTTTTACCTGGTCTGTAACATCAGCAATGGGTTCTATTCTTAATCTTCCCCCATAACCAAAACCTGAAAGCCCAGCTGCTGTGTATACAGGGATTTCACCGTCGCCAGTTCCTGTATTTTTTGTTGCGGCAGTGCCTAGTCCTGCTACCTGTGTATAGTCTGGCGTCAGGTTTGGAATACCAGATGCAAAAGGCAGCATAAATTGCCGCTTACCTTGTGCAGAGTTATATACAAAAGGTCGGTGGTCCCAACTGAATCTAAATAAAAGATTTGCCATTATGCTGTTACTCCATCAATCACTTGGAATACCAATGTTTCAGTATGTTGAATGACACCACCAACAACTGCCTTGATATCCATCTGACATAAACCCAATGGCCATGTAGCAGTACTAGTTGCTGATTTCACATTTAGCCAACCCTTTTGTGTGCTCTGGTTTAAAGCAGCACAAGTGAAAGTTGCAACGGCGGCGCCCTCCAAAGTCTTAACCTGAGAAGTAAAGGTATAACCCGTTAGATCAATTGCACGGCGTACATCATTGGCTGGATATTGCAGTGCATCATCCATATCGACGAGCTGCAAATTTAAGTTGAAAGTGTCACCACGCTTAAAAACAAAATTGCTCATAAGTGATTCCTATAGACATAAAAAAACCACCGATGAGGTGGTAGTGAATAAGATGTAAAAAAACCTCTCAAAAATGGAGGTTTTCAATATTTAATAAATTTGTTAATACCTTGGTTTATATCTCTTATTGCCTCCACTAGTAATACAATAGTGCCCACCTCTTGGCCCCACACAATAATCAACTACGGCACAAGAACAATCACTATCATAGTATTTTTGAGACTGCTTTTTTACTGAATGATGCGATTGCGATGTTAAAGCCTGATAATTATTAGACTTAGACTTTCTAGCCTTTTGTTTAAAACAGTCTTCTGTTCCACACAAAAGTTTCTCGGAGATCCATTGAGGAGATGATGAATTTAGAGAAATACGTACCCAGTTTCCTTTTTTCTCATAAATATCAACTTTTTCACCACGTCCAAGTTTTGCTACAACACTACCATTAGGCTTATCTCTAATATTAAGTGTATTGGTATTGATATATTTGGATTCTATAACCTCTTCAACTGAGTTTTGTGCTTCCTCAGAGTTTGAATTGTTTCTTGAGGTATTGTCATTTCCAGAACCAAAAATTCCTAAAGCTATTATTCCTGCGGCACCCCAGCCTAAAGTAGATTTTTTCATGTTTTACCATTTGTTATATATTTCCTTCACAGTAACAGAATGTAATCATGAATTGAAATTCTGCTTTAATTTTAATTAGCTAATCCTTAAAATTTTACCGCATTTTGTTGACCATATTATTGGTGAAATTAAGGCTTGTAATCTAAATCAACACTTACTCCAGTAACTACATTGTGTTTTGATCCACCAAGACTACTAATATTAGCCAAACGGATATTCACATCCGAAACACAGAGTTTGTTCTCACTCTGCCACTTTTTCAGCTCAACCGACATTAAATCTTCCAAATGTCTTTCCAGTTCTTGCCGTTTAATTTCGATTTCTTCTAATGTCAGCATGCACGACATATCAATTTACCTTATACCCAATCGAAACATTATACTGAATGAAGTCAGCATCTTGCCCAACAAAAGTTGATTGTCCTTGTAAACATTCTAGATGATCGATTGAGTAATATTCAAAATGGGCAAGCAAAGCATCACTCAGTTTTGTGATTTCCATTATTCCTGAATTGGGACGAGCAAAACATTGGACCATGATATTACCGGTACGGCGTGTACAAGGATTATCGGCTATTCCTGAAATAAAACTCGGACCGCCTGCAATCGTTAAGCGACACCACAAACCTTCCTTTGGTACTGTAAAGCCTGGAGCATTTGGATACTGGATTCTGTCCTGTGTAATACCAGTAAAGCTTTGCATTCGATCAATAATAGCTTGCCTTGTTTGCTCTAAAGTCATTGCCATATTATCCACCGTACTTTTGAGAAATATAAGTAAACGTGGTGTTGTAAATACCTTGAGGTGCCTGATCAGACCAACCATTTTCTAAGCGTTCAGCATATGGTTGGTTATTCTGTATATAGACCAAATTACCCAGCTTAAACTTAACTGCTTGAATCGCTGCATCTTGCACGGCGTTTGTTTCAGGTCCACGAACACCATAGTCACCTGATCCAATCGAAACGATATGAGAAGCACGATATGCGCCAGTATCTACGGGACTGGAAACGACCAAAGACTGAACAGCATCCATGGTGATTTTCTTTACATTTTCCTCTGCCATTTTAGCCACAACAAAACTAAAATCAGTCGGCTTATTCCCCTTCCATCCCATCATTCACCTCGCTTTCTTCATACATTTTAAAAAGGTCCTGAGCGATCGCTTGAATTGAATATGCTTCAAATTCAGAGCTTGGCTCTTTTTCTCCCATGAGCTTCTTAACCTTCTGCCAAACATGTACAGCTTCATGTAAAAGCAATCCATAGATCTCTATCAATTTTCTTTCTGAAGTATCGCCAAGTTGAACAACTGCATAGGCACCATCGGAATAGAAATCAACTTGAGCGGCTGCGCCTTCTATGGAAAGGAACTCGTCCACATGATTCATGTCTTCAAATAACAGATCCATATGAAGCTGATTTCGAGCAAGCGTGTATGAAACATGCTGAAATGGCGAGATATACCACTCAGGCACATAATTAGTATTAATCACTTAAACTCCAAAATTGCGCACAATAAAAAACCCACCGAAGTGGGTTTTAATTTATGCAACTGAGCACTTTACTAATTCTAAAGACCAATCATCTCCAAATCTTCGATTAAGATAGTTCGTAATTTCTTCTTCGTATTTTGGAAATGAAGTCTCAGTAACTACCACAGCATTTCGACCACCTGTAACTCCATATCGGTCAAAACCACTTTCAGCATCTCTGGCAGTTGTATTATTAGATAAATAAACTTTTGCCTTACCATCTTTAATTAGATTAGATTTGCCTCGTACATTTGGGCATTTCTTTTCTGGGATTTCAATGACGATTACATATGCTTGAGTTGCCATAATTTAATTAAACCCTCTCAATTATGAAATCAACGCCAGTGATCATACCTCCACTAAAACTATGCGCAGTTAACTCAGCAGACTCTTCGTCATCAATTTGACCAATTTCTACAGCTTTTTCTTTTGAATCTGTTGTGGTGAGCCAACCATCATTGTCTGGAATTAAATATTTATCAGAATCGGTTAATTTAACGATATATCCCACAATTTCCCCAAGAAAATATTTTAAAAATAGGTATATAGCTTAAATTAACTAAATTAATCAATAAAAATTTAAACCTTCCTCAACTGACATTTCCAAATAGTAGAGGCAGGATCCTGCTGAATATGAATGACCCGAAAAAAACCTAAGGCAGTTATCCACTCATCATCAATTTTAGGAATCATAGTCACTTCATTTTGCAGTATGGTAGCTTTCTTATCGGTGGCCAGTACTCCAAGTGCTTGGACCTCATATTGACTATATGAACCGAACAGAACGCCACGGCCAGAATAGTTTTCTTTAATTTCAACATGAGTTTCAGTCTTAGGATCCCAATTTGTTTTTGATATCCGCTCACACGTAAAGGTATGCACGGCGTCACCTAAATCATCATTAAATGCTTCAGCAATGTCTGCCTGAATTTCGTCACGTAAGCCCATTAGATTTTCCCGATAAAAAATACGCGCTTCCGTTTGCGATATGGTTTGATCAAATCAAGAATGTATTGCTCAGTTGCACTCAGCTTTACCGATCCATCCTGATATTCCTTTTCGGTCTCAACCGTATCAGCCTTTACTTTCTTGCGCTTTAAAGCTTGTTCCTGTCCTTGATATAAATCACCTTTAATAATGCCCTTGATGATTTGATATGAGGCTGTTTTCAGAGGCTCAGGAACCAGAGTGGCATCTTCGTAAGGCTTAACATTGCGTGCTATTAGATAGGCTTCTGACATCTGAAGGTATTGAGCCTTATCACTGGCAGATAAAGCATCAAAGCCTTCAACATGTTCTATCGCTTCTTGTTCAGTGATAAAGCTCATGGATTATTCCTTTGGCATTAATGCTAAAAGCTCGTCTTTTTTTGCACTTGGTTCAAATGCAATGCCTTTCTCAGTCAAGACAGCACGAAGCTCATCAACTTTAAGCCCTGCGTAGTTGATTGGTTGAACTTCATTCGGATTTTGATCACCTTCGGAATTCTGATCACCTTCACCAGATTCAAGCTCAGCAATACGTGCTTTCATTGCATCAGGATCATTCTGAAAGGCAATAAACTCACCTTTTAAGGTGGCCAATTGTTCTTCTAGTTCAGTTACTTTTGCTTGTGTCATTTGACGTTCTCTCATGCGGTTAAATGCGGATAGGCCCATTGATTTATCTCCAAAAGAAAAGGCGGATAATTCCGCCCGTCTTTATTTAACTTTGTGCTTAAACGCCACAATACGAATCTGCTTTGGATCGTAAACGCGTTCCCAGTTGGTATCAGATGAAAGACCAGCATTGTTCGGTGCAACACCCATTGCACCAGCCCACTTGATGCCACGAGGATGCAAGACAAAGTGACGGCGGTTAATAAGGATGTCTGAGCCTGCGAGACTATCTCGGTCAGTCTCAACACCAACAGGAGCCCCGATATCCTGAAAGCCGATAGCGCCTTGCCCGAACAGGAATGATGTAAATACATCACCATCAACTGGCATACCATCATCGACAATCACACGGCGATCCATGAAGGTTTTATAGAGCACCACGCCATCTGCATCACGTACGGTTTCAATCAAGCCCTGCTTGGCCAGTGCAGCCATTGTTGCCGAATGCATCGCAATAGCCGTTAATTTATCGACTGCATCCCCGAGCTTGTATGAGGCATCAATAAATGAAACACCATCAATAACTGCCGCGGCTCCAGTACCAGCAGAGATGTCATGTGTATTACTTGCCATACTTGCAGAACCGAACACACCTTTAAGCGTATTTACGGTAAAGCCTTGAAACTCACGTGCCCAGTAATCAGCCACCAGATCACCAACTGCACCAAGTGGATCGTCACCCGATAAAGCTTTTGCGAGATCATTGGCACCCCATGCCTTACCACGTGCATGCAAAATAGCAATATCTTGACCTGCAGCAATGTTGTTTACGGTTAGAGGTGTCGCATCTGAAAGTACTTCTGATTCCCCGTCCAAATCATTCCAGAACGGAATATTTACGGTAGATCCACCTTGTGTACCGAATGCAACTTCTACATCCAGCTCCCCTACAATGCCCGACTGCCATAAAGCAGATTTCTTGGCAGTTTTATTTAAAACGTACTGAGTGAATAACTCGGGTACGATGACATCAGCAATTTTTGTCTCAGCCATTAGGCTTTACTCCTTAAAGATTAATACCGTGTTTTGCCGCTAGCTCTTTAGCAAGCTGTGGATTTTCATTTCGTAATTGGGCAAGTTTCGTTAGATTCACCGAACCGTCTGGCTTGGTGATATCGACCTGTCCTTTTATATTGGAGCTACCTGGTGAACCTGTTCCATTTGCTTTAGGCCAGAAATAAGGCTTTTGCTCACGTAAGGTTTCCACCCATTCTTTTGGTGATAACGGCGTCTTACCGTCTTTACCGATGATCACTTCACCTTGCGTGTCGACTGCTACGGCCTTACCGTTTTCGTCGAGTACAAATTTAGATTGAGCAAGGAAGGCAATATCTGCGGTTGCTTCCGGCAAAGCCTCCAGTTCAAGAGCAGCCTGTACAATCTGACTCTGAACAACCGACTGCTTGAACTTGTTGGCATAAGCTTCTGCTTTATCAGCCCGTTCTTTTTCGGCATTGAGTAACTTGTCATGTTGTTCACGCATCTTCTCGGTACGCTTCTGGATGACTTCACTCACCTTACCTTCAGCAATTAATTTCGCATCTTCATCCTGCTCCAGTTGGGCAAACAGTTTTTTGACTGTTTCAGGATCAATACCTTCATACTGTTTTTGAAGCTTCTGGAGTTCCTGCTTTGCTGTCTTGGCGGCATCACGCTCGCTTTGAAGTGTAGTTTTAAGGCCCTTCGGATCTTCGTAGCCATCCAGATCAAGGCGAAACTTCCCGTCTTCCTCGACATATAGACCACGATGTTCTTCTTTAACGTCGTCCAGTGAATCAACAATAAATGGTAGTGACATGTTCAAACCTCTCGTTTGATTAAGTTGAGCCTTATCTCAAGGCAATAAAAAACCGCCCGAAGGCGGTACGTTGTAAGAGTGCGATTATTTCAGTGCCAAAATAATCGCGATAACGATGATTCCTAAGGCTAAGCCCAAATTGGTAATTGACTGCATTAGTCCTGCACGGTCAGCACCTTTCTCGCTCATTTTCCCATCTACCTTTAGTTCAGTTTTTGATGTATGCTTATGCACAGAGATATTTCTCCTTAACTTTCACCGGTTGAGTTGAATTAAAAAGCTCATGATTGCCGTCATGGGCTTTTTGCTTTTTAAAACTTCTATCCTCCATTCTTGATATTCGAACTTTAGGTTTGCTGTGTAATTTCAGGGATAAAAAAACCACCCTAGTGTTAAGGTGGTTTTCTTTTACTCATCTAGATTAAAAGTGGCTGTATCTTGAGTTTTAACTCTTCAACTTTGTGTTTTGCTTTCGGCTTATATTGTTTACCAACTAAGCATAAGGTTCGACCTGCTTTAGATGCAATGTCCGTCAAATTCTCAAAGTCTAATACTGCTCTATTAAACTGATCTATTAAGTTAAAAGCAGATTGGCGTAATGCTTTTTCACATTGGATAAAGTAACGACGTGCAATTCTCCCCTGATCATTGTTTTCTACCATTGATAGCTCTTTGGCAACATCTAAAGTCAAAAGATAATCCGTTTGCCTTGCTTTACCTTTTTGGCCATCTTTTCTTTGGGTTTCGGAAATTACCGAAAGGCAAGCAAAGTCTTCATTTTCAATGAATCCATATGTTTTGATTCGTTTCTTTATCCAATCGGCAAAACGATCTCCACTTTTCAGCCATTGATGTAAAGTACGGGCATCAACACAAGGTTGAACATCTCCACCAATTGTGGCATCCACAACTGGAATTAAAGTATTGTGTAATGTTTGGAATTTATGCATATGCAAGACCTCTAACAGAGTTCCGCCAAGCTGCAAATTAAGAAAATAGAAATAAAGATAAATTTTTATAGGGCTAAATATTAATCCGCAACAATCTACACCACCAAACATAATGTTTAGTGAAATAAATTGAAGGTTTCCCAAAGTAAACATTTTGTTTACTTGTTTAAACCAGTGGTCTAATATTTACTAACCTAGGTTATATTTTTAATCTTTACATCTAAGTTCTCTTAGTTTGTGCCTTCCGACGGCGTTTAAAAATTTCGGTATTCCGTAATTGGCGTTACGAGATACCACCTGAACCAGCAAAAGGATCAAGTATTGGCGTACTTGGTCCTTTTTCTCTTAAAACGAGCAAAAAAAATGCCTCGCTTAATCATTGATTTGGTTTCATCTTTTTACTTTATAAGAGTTATCAAGAAATAACTAGTCTTGGCATCATTCAACTGCGTTAAATCACGTCGTGTAGCATCATCCAGATACTATTTTTTATCCATACTTTATGAACAAATCTAAAAAAGAATCTAATTAGGACAAAACTAGACAAAACTAGACAAAACTAGACAAAACTAGACAAAACTAGACAATTATTTTAATTTTATATGCCATTTATAATTAAATTCCTAAAAATATTAATTATTTAATTACACTTTTTAGATACATTTATTTACAAATTTACCGCCCTTTCGAGCGTCAAATCTTAAACTTAAGAGTGAAAAATGGCTGACTTACCACATTCATTTAGATCTTTAAACCCTATCCTCTCTTTATGCCAGTCATGAGTTTTAGCTAATTCAAATATAGGCATATAAACGTCTCGCCCTAACAACTGTCTTGCATCTTCAGCACCGAACTTAAAATGGTCGTGGATGCCATGTCCCATAGATGGACCAAGTTTTCGTATAGACTCTCCAAACTCAGACCACCAGTGATTAAGCCAAAGCATATGACGAGCTATAGAATCAACATGTTTAGATTCATATTGCTGTTTCTTATCGGCTTGACTATATAAAGCAATCAAGTGATGCACATACTCAACGGCGACTGGAATCACATCGTACGGGATTTCGTCGATGCTCTTAACATTGAACCGTTGATGAACTAACTTGTATGCTTCGCTATAGTTTAAGTGCTTGGTTTTAGACACAAGCATATTTACAGCGCTTGTGAGTGGTTCACGTTCTGACTTATGTGTTTTAAACAGAATATCTTTTCGATGGAAGTAACAATCTTCTAATTGCTCAAACACTTCCCATGCTTGGTCTGTGTCTAGCATCTTGGCATGACGTGCAGCGCCACGTTCTGTCCAAAGGATTAAGGCTCGAGTATTTTTACTAATTTCAACTGAGTGACTTAAAGTCACCCAGTCCTTAAAATCCTTTAACTCAGTACCTTCGAGCTTAAAAAAGTGTTTACCGTGAATAAAACGGCTTCTATTACGTGAGTAATTTTGTTTAATGTTATCTGTATCAGAACTATAGAAGTCAGCAAGCATATTGGTAGTTACGACTGGAATAGTCTTATAGTTAATAACGGAAATTTCTTTATCATTTATTTTTGCAATAGTATTCATATATCACCTTACGGATATAAGCCGCCCCTAGTGAGCATGCTTCCTACTGCAATAATGTACCTAAATTAAGGTACAAGTCAATATTGTTCCTACTTATGCTTGTTTTTTTATTGAATCAAATACCTGTTGTAAGTTTTCAGCATATGCTGCGGTATTTTTACTATTAGAATTTAACAGCTCTATAACTTCAGTCCACAAACCTTTTGGAATGGGTCTGTCTCCAGAGAGCCATTGACGAACGCGTCTAGCATCTACATCAATAGCTCTTGCAAAATCAGTCTGCCATTGAGTGCCATAGAGCAACTCGCCAGCTTGTCGTAACTGTTCTGGAGTCATATGAGTGCTATCGATTTGTTCAGACATAGGGACGACAATTCCAAAATATAAACAGACTATAGAAATATACGTAAAACTATAAATTTATAGCCTATTTTATGCATAAACGTATAAAAAATTAGAGAAAATATACATAAACGTATAAAAAAATTAGGTAAAGACTGTTTTTTCTTTATATTTTTAGAGAAATTCTTTATATCCATTTATATTTTGGGAATGAAAAAGCACCCGAAGGTGCTTTTTGCTGTATCAATATTTTACTTATTCTTCTGCCGTACAATAGAATCAAATGCTTTATTAACAGTTTGTTTAGCTAAATTTTTAGCTTGACTACTCAACTCAGTCTGCTTTTTTAACTCTGCAAAATTATCAAAATTAGTATCCGTATAGTTTATAAACTCTCTTTTTACCGAGCTATAATTAATCTTTTGCATCATTATTATCCTTTAAATAGTTTGCTATAAAATGTTGGTTAAGTTCTGCTGGAAAATAATGTTTCCGTTTTACCCACACAAAACCATCACCTTTCGAGATAACAGCTACATCAATAGGTCCACCAACGGTTTCTAATGACTCTGTTATTCTCCGCTTAAAAGCAGTAAGGTTCACTAATGATTCAGCCATAGCTGCAAGTTCATCTTTTGGAAGAGCTCCGACCATGCTCACCACTGGATCAACATGCTCCATCCAACGATGATTGTTTACATTTTCTCTTATTCCCTGCGTTATCTGGTCAATGACTTGATCAAAATCACTAGATGAAACTGTAACCGAACATTCGGGGTTTTCTATTATTCTATCTTTTACTAATTTTTTTATTTCGTCAAAAGAATTTTGTACAATTTCATTGACGAATCTATCGTAGTTCGGATTAATTCCATTCATCAAAGTGGCAACCATGTCTTCTTGAGCAAAAGCAATGATCCCAACAGGACTATTTGCACTCTCATGCATGCATTTTCCTTCAACTTTTCTATAAATTAACTTATTGTTAAACATGCCTGCTATTTCATAAGTAAATACAGATGGATAAATTTCATCCTCACCAAAACCAGCTATAACAATACCTGAATTACTGGATTGAAAAGTATGATGTGTTACACAATAAATAGCTAAACTTTCTAATTTCTTTGTGTAAACACTATTTAAATTAAAATCTTTAAAAAAATAATCGATTAATTCTTGTTTTTTTACAAGCTCTTTCACTTTTAGTTTTAATGATTTCTCTTCACTTTTACTTATATCTAATGTTCTTGGGCGTCTAGGCATTAAGTAATCATGATAGAAGTCAATTCTAGTTTTTATTAAATTATCTCTTTTAGCCTCCTCCATAACTGTTCCATGTAAAGCCTCCTCCTGAATCATCTCTTGTAAAAACACTACAATATCATTATACAAATCAAATATCTGCATCAACAACCAATCTTCTTGTCGTTGTTCTGAAAAATATTGAGTATGTGTTTTTAAATAATTAATAAACTGATCGCAATAATCTTCTAATTTAGGATATTTTTTACCATTAATAGATTTCCTATTTAATTTTATTAAAGTTTCCCATGGAACTGCTAGAAGCTCCGCAGTTCCATATACCATTATTCCTACAGGTTCTGTTTTAGATAAAGAAAATAGCTTCAAAGCAGAATTAAAAATCTTTTTTCCTCTTACTGTTACTGCGCTATCAGCGGCCAAAGCCACCCCATTAGAATTAATAATCGCAACTTCTGCTGTCATTTATGAACCTATTGTTTGTTTATAAATATATTTTTTTTAAATCTAATACGAAAAAATATATTTAGCAATTGATTCAAAATCAAAATATTACTAAATCTTCGTTCCTTCATAAGTCCTTTCATCCAACTTTCTTAACTCATCCAATGTATAAAGCCGTCCTTCAGGATCAAAGAACTTATCAAAATCAAATTTACCTTCTTTATAGAGTTTATAACGCTTTGGACCGAGCCATTCTTTTTGGAAGAAATCGTCTGTCTTCTTGAAGAACTCTTTAAACGTGGTATTGGCATCCAACTGCCCAATCAAATGATCACGCTCATCCTTAGGAATATCCTTCACTCTTCGCTCATCCATGACAAATGGGCGTTCACCGACAAGGCGACCATCTTTCTCAACGGGCACCAGAATACTGCGGCAATTTGGATGCAACGGAGGTACACGCTTTGCTGGGTCGTTAATCTCCCATACAGTGCCATCTAAAGACGCACAAAGTTTTGATGTTCTACCATCCAGCGTTGCAACCAATCTGACGTATTCAAAGCCAATCTGGTTAAAGCTATTAAGGTAGGCTTGATTAGCCACATGACTACGTACGGTCCTTACTGTCCGATCGATATCCGACTTAGAACTGGTTAATAGACCATCCTCAAAATTAAGGCGCTTGGTACCACGAATACGCTGAACAATCTCCTGATTCGTTTTGCCAGAGCTAATTCCATCGCGAATGGCATATTCAACTTTTTGGCGGGCAGTCTTAGCAATCTTTGATAGAAGATCATCAACCAGAGCACCACCAACTAAAGGGATCTTCTTCGCAGCAATAAAAAGCTTTTCACCGTTAGGTTTCTTAATCTTGCCGCCATATACCTTGGCCGTGTAATTCGCTTCATATACCGCTAATGCTGTAGCAGATAAGGCGAAGGCTTCTGGCAATGAAGTATTTATTGCCGTAAACCACTGAGAGATTAAATTCCGAATCTCTTTGAGATTGGCCGTAGTGTACTGTCCACCAGCAAGCGCTAATTTTTCAGAATCATTTAACTCATCCAGTAAGTCCCGAAGCTTTGCTAACATTACAGCCGATTCATCATTAAAGATCTTTAGTAACTCATTCACCGAATGAGAAGAAGCGCGATATAAGTACGCCTGATGTTGTGTAAGTACTTCAATCAGCGTTTTATCTTTTGAAGCCATTTATCACCTCTAAAGCGACATACTATCTCGCTCACCTTCAACACGTTTTAATTCTTCCTTAAAATCATGAGCTGGTAACTTACCTGTAGCGATATATTCCCAATATGTCTGGAACGAGTTCTTCCCTGCAAGAGCACCTTCATAAAGTTGCTTTGCAAGATTGATGTCATACTGTTGAACGATAAATTCAGGTTCTACCGTAAATGTATATTTGGTTGCATCCAGCTTTAACCACTGAGCAGCATATTTAATTGCTTGTTCGATGGCCTGAGCTGCACACATCACAATACTGTGTAAGCTTGCATGCTGGTCATCCTGACGTGCACGGCGAGCTTCACCTGATTCTTGTGTATTGGTATCAATGACCTTTGCACCTGCTTCTAATGCTGCATTTCTCTGAGCATCCATTTCCTTTTTAGTGAGTTCAATGCCACTACCTGAAATTTCGAGATAACCACACTGAGATTCACCAGGAAGGCTCCAGACAGCCATCACACCAGTAACGCTAATATCTTCATCACCCTCAAGTCCATTAATCCAAGGCTGCGGATGAGCTGTATGGTGAAGAGACTGGTAATAATCCGCACTTAGCTGGTAATACTTGAGTGCTGCCTTGGCCATAGTAAGCAATGGTACCGTTCCAACTTGCGGAGAATTATCGGTCGTTCCACAGAAAACAAACGGCGTGAAAGATAGCTGATTACCGCCTAGATCTGGCGTTTTATCTTCTTCAACAGAGCCATCAAATAACCGTACAGTTAGCGCACCATCAACCATAGATAAAACACGGTGGACCGTCTTTGTATCGTGTCCAAACTCATCTTCACTATTCTCGAATTGTTCCTCGAGCACTAACAGCTTTAGATCCTTACGGCCACCAATGCTGTTTTCCTTCCAGTTAATGATTGATAGCGCATCATATAGAGCGAAATATGGCACACCAGCCCCATCAACATCGACAAGCAAACCACAGCGACCATATTCAAGTAATTCTAGGCAAATACGGATAAAGAGTTGTTTAAGCCCAAAACCATCATTGGTTGCATTCTCTATCAAACCCTTTAACAGAGAACTTTCAATTACGATATTAGGTTCCAGCTTTGAAACTAAACCAATCATCGTACGTAATGAATCCTGAACCCATAATGGATACTGAGCTCGACTTAGATAGGCTTTATAAATCTCTCCAGTCGTATCACCTTGCTTTTCAGCCTCAATCATTCCGGCCGATTTAGCTAGGTACTTTGTTTGTGCCTGTTTGATCTGCTCTTCACCAGCAACGGCGTCGCGCATAATCAACCAGCTTTTTTGTGCAGCAATATACTGCGGATGTTTATCAGTAACTGCCATAAAAACACCAATAAAAAAGCACCTGTAAAGGTGCATTGATTAACGGGAAAAACCAGCGATTGTGCGCCGTTTAAATACTTTCTGAATGATGATTGGGAAACGCTTAGCTATTGGATAGCCTCCGGCATCTCCAACGTGGTCCAAACCAGCGCTTTTATCTGGCATTCCAAAATCATCATAGACTTGCTGTTCTAAAGTAGCCGTAAAGTTAGGACATTTGTTTGTGTTCACTTTTAAGTGTCGTTCACCCTCAGCATTTAGAATTTGTGCATTAACTGCAGTGATACGATCTTTAATACCGGGATTCACACCATTAACTTCAACTATGAATCCATTTTTCTTTAGGATTGCATGATCAGATTCACTGAAGTTCTTTGATGATGTTGCCTGACCTGAAGCATCTGGAATCACAGTAATATCGTGATCTGGAAAGCGCTCATTAATCAATTGACACATCGTCGGTGTATCTCTCACGCCAACCAGTTCATCTAAAGCTCTTGGCTTCCCTTCTCGAATGACATAAACCACAGCAGCCATCTTAAGTACGTTAAAGTCCATTCCTATGAGTAAAGGTTCACCTTTCTTAATTTCTTCATCTGTGTGGTTTAGAACACGATCAAAGTCCGGGTAGACAGCACCGCTGGTTAAATTGACAAACTGCCCTCTTAGATAAGCTGAAATTAATTGCGGCGGATAAGACTCATAAAGTGATGATATGTAGTCATCTGGAAGATTAGCTTCATTGTCATAAGTTGAAGCTTGAATCATTCCATAGAGCTTACGCTTAGCCTCTGATTTATTTGCCTCTTTAACAAATTGCTCGTATGTAAACTTAAAACCTTCTGGTGTTGTGGCCACATCAATACCGTTGAGCAAACCAGCTTGCTTATAACGCATACGTGCGATGATCTTACGCCAAGCCTGTTGAGCTTTGACCTTGGCCATAACATCAAGCTCATCAATCAGGGCGTGGCCGATTTTAAAACCTACAATGGTTGCTGGTTTCTCCATAGATCGACAAATGATTGTCGTTCGATATTGCCGACCATAATAGATATCCACCTCTTTATTGGTTTCATAAACCTTAGTTTTAAGCCCCCAATCGAAAGCAACCTCTTCAATAGTTGGAAAGAAAATGTCGCGAATCTGCGGGTATGTTGGAGCAAAATAACCCAAAGGTACTTTAGGGAATTCCCAAGCTTTGTTGCATAAACTGGAGCATCCAACCCAAGTCTTTCCCGATCCAAAGCCAGCGACGAATGCGCGGAACTTCTTTTCCATCTGCAAAAAATTAGCCTGAGGTACATTCAGCGTCGGATTGATGTTCGGCATCTTTTTTACTCGCATCCACAACTTGAATAGTTACCTTGACTGGTGTTGGATCTTCATCACCTTCACCCTCTCTCATCCTTTCAATCTCAAGTTGCTTTAACTCAAGATTTAAAAGCATGAGGTCGTAACCCTGCATTTCTTCCCTAACCTGTTTAATAACCCCCTGCTTCATAAGCCTGTTGTTCTTCCAGTCTTCATAAATCTTCTGAAGCTCTTTAAGTCGGTAAGCTTTATTAGCTAAAGGGATGTCATAAACATTCTTTTGAAAATCTGCTCTAGTCTTATTAAACAAAGTAGTAAGTTTCTTACTTAAGTTTTTCCCTGCTGGCTTTGTTGGATCATATGCCGCCACTTGTTGCCTTAGAATTTCGACTCCAAATTCTTGTTTTACAGCATCTGCAACCTGCTGAGGGGTATCAAAGCAAGCAAGAGACTGAACTATAAAGATTTTTATAGGCTCTTTAAGTGTTGCCATAATTGCCCCTTCGTAAAACTACGTAAAACAAAATAGGCAAAAAAAAGAGCCATTCGGCTCAGTTGATTACGCAGTTTCCGCAGCATTTTGAAATATCAAGATTCGAAACAAACGGCGGATTCTTTGCAGCTTCAACAATACGTTTAACGCTTTGACTAGCCCCCCACCGTTTGGTTACACCAACAAACTCTTCGACATCGTGACCAGCAAGATAGTGCTTAGGAAGACCAGAACTATCGCTATAAACAATTTCTCCGTCCTCGTCTCTCATCACTCCAATGTGGTAAAGCTCATGTTCAAGTAAGTAACAGAACTCTGTATCATTTGCACGCTCACAAAAAGAAGCGTCGACAGTAATTAAGTAAGTTGGCACAAAGCCGAACCAGTCTCGCATCTGTTGCTCTTGTCTAGCTTTGCGCCAGCCACCAACATTGAACATGACTTTTTCGCACTGGCCTAACACCATAGCTTGCTTGCTTTTATATGCAGAAGAGGCCCAAGCAAATGCTAAAAATTCTTCATTATCGTGAAGCAGCTCAGCTATGTGATCGTGATCAGGGTTATAAAGAGGTCCACCTATCGTTAAGTAGTTGGCCACAACCCATTTCTTTAGGTCTGGAGCGGGTATTAAACGAATTGCTTCCTCTTCTTCAGCTTGATCAATAAAATCAGTTGGTGGAAACGGTCTGATCTGCTCCATCTTCAATTCTCGCTAATTCGTCTTTAATCCAGTTAATGACATATCCCGACAAAACAGAATCTGGATGAAAGCGCTCTATTTTGTAACCCATCTCTTCAGCTTGATCATATCGATCAAGACTCCATGCTTTATTTGACAGCTTTCCACCACGTCCACCAGACCAGGGACCACCCTCAATTTCAATGAGCAAACGCAATTTCACAATATGAAAGTCAAAGCGCCAGTGTTTGGTATGGATCGGCTGAAACTTCTGTTCAAATCCAATCGACAAATCCTCAAGGTCTTCCTTAAGTGTTGCATCAGCCTCTAGATATTTTTGCTTCGCCTTAGGCAATGGCCGGCTTTTAGGTTTACTTTTAGGTTCTTTTTTCCGTGTTAGCCAAAAGTACTCAGTAGAATCCATTATTCTCACCCATAAAAAAACCGTCTAAGACGGTAATTCATATAATTTTTTTTTTAAAATTTCTTAACGAGAGTTTAATCGTTGCCTATACATCTTTTGAGGCACACTAATTTTTCCAATAAAGTTTGTTAGCCACAAAATACATTCATCACGATACTCAAAATGAGGAATCAAACTTAAATCAACTTTTACGTCTCTATCTGCTAACGGCAGGCTTAAACAATATTCAAAATCAATAGAAGGATATTTCAACTTCAAATTTTTTTCTTTAGCTAGTTTCTTAATTTCGTCCATTACACGATTTAAGTTAACAACCAAGCTATTAGAAATTTGGTTATTCTCGTATACCCGCTCATAAACACTTTCAGCGACATCAATGTACTTTATAAGTTCTGCGTTTTCATTCATAACTTAAATTTCCTTTTTTTTAAAATTATCTTTAGATAAATGTTTATTTGAGTTAAGACAAACAAATGTTATGTAATTAGCGTACTCATTTGTTTACCAAGAAATATATTTAAGTTTATGTTAATTAATAAAATTATCAATATTAAAAAATATTTTCATACATTTAGTTTTTCTAAAGATTGTACTTAGAAAATTTAAAAAAAGAAGCAGCGAGCCGATAACAATAAAAAAACCGCCTAAGAAGGCGGTATTTTCAAAGTTTTTATTATTATGAATAGGCAATTTTTTTAAAATCTTCGGAATTAAAATAATTCTTAATTAAATTAGCGCTTTCTTCTGATTTTCTTCTTTCTTCTTCACGATCAACTTTGACATCTGATCCAGACTTATTGCTATTTGGTAATAGACTTGATAAAGGAGGAAGCTTTGGACGCCCCCCAACAGTAATTCGCTCGATAAAACTAGCTAACCACATAATATATTCAAGCTTATTTTTATATTTGGGCATCAAACTTATATCTAATTTTATCAAACATTGATCTGGCGCTTTAGATAAGCACTCTTCAAAATCAATATAATTATTCTTTAACTTGCAAGAAGTCCCTTTGAGGTGTGTTCTAATCACACTTACTAAATTATTAAGTTGCTCAATAGGATTCTCAGAAAAAAGGTTCTTTTCCTCAAACTCAGCATATACTTCTTCTGCGATATCTAAAAATTTTGTCATCATTATTTCCCTCTTATTATTGGCATTTTTTGGTCAACTGCCTAGTAAGGAATTATGATGAATATTCCATTACAAAATGTAAGGGATTAATATAAGACAGTAATTAATAGGGTCCTTTTGCAACTCAACTTAGAAACTATCCGAAAGTTTTCTAAAAATTGAGAATCAATCCGCAATTTCCATCCAATAATTACGATTAGTTTGAAATAAATTGTATAAAGAATCCTTATTAAGAATTGGTCTTAAGCAGCGCTTCCTGTGCTGAAAAATGTCTGGCAAATTAACAATGAACATTAAAAAACCCGTTTCAAAACAGAAACGGGTCACAAAAACAAAAACTTTCAGCGCAATATATTTCCTTTAAATCTTACAAAATATAAGATGTATTTACAATATATTTTATGCTTAATTTCTAAACGCTTTTAAAGCTTTTTCAACAATCTGTACCAGTCCGAGATTAATTTATTCATAACCTCAACACTTGTTACCTAATACTCTCCAATCAAATAGTAGAGTTTCTTAGCGATTTCGACTTTCATGATTGATGTGTAGTGCTTAATTTCAAAATACTGCTTTAAAAGTGGATTGTAGACAAAATTATCTTTTTCATCACTGTAATACACCCTTGTATCATGATGCCCGTTTTTATGGACATGCTCTTTCAATTTAATCTTTTTTCCTGATTCAGGATCATATGCAATAAAAGTCATTCTCATGAAACTTGCTCAGCAAATTTGTTATTAAGTATTTGTCTTTTAAATATATACTCTTATTTTACTTCATTTCCAACTACTTGCTGAGCTTGAATTTTACTGAGCGATCTATCAGCATTTTTCATTGTAGTATGTGCATTTGCTATTGACTGTTCAGCTTGGCTAATAAGTATTGAAGTTTTTGATTTTTTCTCTGGTTTCGACAGTTCACTAAAAACATAGTAGACAATAGAAGAACCAATAATGGCTAAAGCTAAGATTTTTAACATAGGCTAATAAGTAGTAAGGTTTGCCCTATTTTAATAATTTGTGATGGAATTATCATTATTTATAGAAAAATAAAAAATCTGTAATATCAAAGGTTTTGGTTTAAGTATAAAAAACAAGCAAAATTTCCGACGAATGAATTTGTATTCAATTCTAATGAACCCATTACTAATGATGAATTTCACTACAAAGCAAAAGGCCTACTCTCAAGAGATTGGGCAAACATTCTTAAAGTAACTTTTCGTAAATAAATAACAAAAAAATAGCTCATTTCAAAAGAGATGAGCTTCGTGAAATCCACTAAAACCTGAAATACTATACATTTTGTGCTTAGCAATTACTAAGTTACAATATTTACATTTCAGATACAATAAGCTCAACTCAAGCATTTGCCGCTAGTATTTGTAAGCTAAAAGCGATAAATAAAAAAGCCCCGCCGAAAACGATGAAAAGCGGAGCTTATGCTGAAAATTATCTCAGCTAATACGTTATTCGAAAACTTATTTAACTGAATTCATAAAAAACTTATATCTAAATATAGGTTTATGTAACTAACTTCATTACTCAACTTCATTAAGTTTAATAAAACAATATTACATTACAGTTAAGCCTATATTAATTATATATAAATTTTTTACAAAAAACCACAATAAATCAATCACATAAATTTATAAAAAAGTGACTTAATTATCAAAAAATAAAAACACTTTATATTTTTGTATTTTTTAAATTTATCTAAAGGTATTAATTTGAATTAACCGAATTCCAAAGGTAATTAACACAATGGAACATCAATCACTGCTAGATGAATTGAACTCTCTAATTGAATATTATTCAAAAAGAACTGATTGTCCCCCTTCTAGGATTCGTATCGGTTATAAAGCTTATTACAAACTGATGCAGAATCCGCAATTTGCGGATGAAGTATCAAATTCGGCCCTAGATCCAAACAAGAGAAAATATAGAAAACTGAAAATTAAAGTCACTAAAGACGATGATCAACTTGAACTTGAATGAATCAACTAAACCAATGAAATGCAAAAAGCCTACTCTTTTCGAATAGGCTTTCTACAGTATTTCAGGTTTAAGTGATTTATTAAAAAAATTATTATTTAAAATACCATTAAAATGTATTTTAAATATATCAATTGATCAATAGTAAAAAATTTCAAATTGCACAATTAAAGGTCAATTTTTAATAGGCCAAAAAATAGCTCATTCCTTAAGAGATGAGCTTTGTAAATTCCATTAAAACCTGAAATACCAAGCAATCCATGCTTAGCTAATTTCAATTTAATACTTTTACTTAACACTGACAATTAGCAGAACTAAAGAGTCTAATAAGAATAGTTATAAGCCAAAAATTATAAATTAGCTTCTTGGTGATCTCAAAATACCTAAAACTTTTTCAGTCATATCATGTAAGTCAGAACCAATAGGCAACCAGAAATGGAACACTGTATTGTCGCGGTTAAAAACCTGTTTGTAGTACTCAGTGTTAAATGATGGGTCGATATCTGAAGCTTTAAGTAATCGACCTTCTTTTTCTATTGTTTGCCCATCAAGTTCACCACCAACACAGATATTCATTTTAAGTACCAGTTTTTAATTAGACTGGACTATAGCACAAAACAAAAAAGCCCATCGATTGATGAGCTTTAATACCAGTGATTTACTTACACTTCGACCACTATAACGCAAAAATAGCATTTACCCTGTACAGGGTCAAGTTTTAAATATTTAGTGAGCAGTTTGAGGGACTATCGCAATCTTTAAACCTAAAGCATTTACTACTTTGGCAATAGTTTCATAACGTGGGCTTGTATCGCCTGATAATGCTTTATACAAACTTTCACGGTTTAAACCTGTTTTCTCAGCAATATCTTTCATACTTCTTGCACGAGCCACGGTACCTAAAGCTTGGATAAATGCCTCTGGATCATCCTCTTCCAAAACAATTGAAAGATAATCGGCAATCGCTTCCTCACTATCTAAGTGGTCTGCCATATCAAAGCGTTTAAGCTCGGAAATTTTAACCATGATCTAATCCTCCAAAGTTTTAGACAGTTCAATGGCTTTTGCGATGTCTCGTTGTTGAGTAGACTTATCACCGCCACCCAACATTACAATAATGACATCACCATGTTGTATGTAATACATACGCCAACCAGGACCAAAGAATTCTCGCATTTCCCAAACTCCTTCGCCTACAGGCTTAATGTCCCCTAGGTTTCCAGATTGAACTTTTTCTAAACGGCGAGCCAATCTGCGCTTGGTTAGGCTGTCACGTAGTCCATTTAACCACTGATCAAATTCATCTGTTAAAAGTACTTGATACATGACAACCTCTTTTTGCTTATTTAAATTGTAGCCTATAAGCTACACATGTCAAGTAGAATTAACTACGCTGGTGCATTAAACCAATTTGGATTAGTTTCTAACGTATCCCCATTTGAAAATGAAACTAACTGAAAGTTTGAGCTGACCAATGGCTCACCATTTACTCCACGTATGTTGTAACGTTTACTTAGCTTCATTGCCAGTTCGTTAGATCTAACAATTAACCCTGAATAATTGAAAAAGTCAGTAGAGTTTAAAATTCTAAGAGCATCCCAGACCTTCATCATTTTAAAGTTCTGTTTAATCACTGCTTCTACAAGCTGTTGTACTTCATGCTGATCTTGACGTTGTAATTCATGACTACGCGCTGCCATTGCTGTTAAATGATGTACATACTCCACAGCGTAAGGTAAAACGTCGTATGGAATCTCATTAACGTTATTAACCGAGAAACGTTGCTTAATCAACTTGTAAACTTCAGCCGTACTGAAATTAGATTTACTTACTAACACACCTACTGCTTCTGCTAAAGGAATTCGTTCACGAATATCCGTTACAAGTTTTGGCTGGCTTTCTTTATCTAAAATATTTAGTACCCATTTTCGAAATTCTTTAGCAATTGGTGTACGAGCAAAGAAAGTTATGAGATGACATCCACGTAAGCTGAATATCCGTAACACCAAATTGGGGTTCTGGGGGTTCTCAATGACTTGAGTCATATCGGATGTGAACTCATCAGAGTTTCGGTCATAAATTTTAGTTACAGCATCAGCACGTGAATATCCTAATGCCCGAGCTAATTCTGTAGATGTTATCCAAACTTGATTATCATTTTGTTGTACTGGATGAAATTGAATTGAATGAAAAACTAAATTACCCATATTGCACACCTCGTGGCTAGTTTCCAGCCGCGACCATTTCGCTGCCGTAAAAACAATTTAGCGTCTTTTGTCGCTACAATCAAGAGATGATATTATAGAGACTTATAAAATTCTTCAATTTCAGAAACTTCTTTTTTTCTAGACTCTATCAATGAAGCAATTTCATTGTAGACCCATTTCGCTACGCCTTGTTTTCTCCAATGCTGAACGGTTCTGCGATCAATATTTAATCGACGCGCCAATTCAGCTTGCCAAGATTCACCAAATAATCCCACACAAATTTTTTCAAGCTGTTCCCACGTTAAACGATGCGTATCGTTTGATTCAGACATATATCTTTACTCAAGTACGTAAGTAAGTACGTAAGTACGCACTTAAAAGAATTTAAAATTTTAGCTAAATATCAGTCAGCACTTACTGATAAAACTTAAAACTATTATTCCATATTTTGCGTATTATTCTAAAAACATTTAAGTATTTTAAGAGTAAGTTTTAGACTAATATTTCTTAAAGGTTTTAATACTTTTTCTAAAACTTTTAAGAAATATTTTATTAGTTTTAGCTAATACCCAATAAATCCATATCGACAATGCAACACCGCTAACCCACACTTAACATCACTACGTGCATCTGACTGTGAACGATCTTCTCTCACCATCTCCGGCCATGACTGCCCACGGAAGTAACGATCAATAATCGCATCCATCCATTCGTCCATGACCTCGCTCTGCCCCATTAAGTCCAATATTAAGCGCTGTACAGCACGGGCTTCATTGTCATCAATCTGGCACTGGGTTTTAGATTTGGTTTTACGAAATGGGTCTAATTCGCTCACAAAGTAATTGGCAATAATTTCCCGCTGTTTCTTCTTACCCAATCGTTTTAAACGGCGCTGCTTTTCAACCTGTACCATCGCTGAGGCAATTGGATTGCTATATGCGCCAGAAGGAATACCAGTAAAACTCTTTTGATCTAGCCATGCACCGAACTGATATAACCAGCCTTCCAGATCGAATCGTGTCCAGTCCACTGAGTGCATAACATGCTTCTTATCGATCATTAGTGTCATTCATTTCCCCCAATCATTTTCTCTATCTGCTGAACCGCTAAACCTGACTTCACTTGCTCAGTACTGAACCGTAAAACTGTAAAACCCATCATTGCCGCCGAGTTGTATTTCTCCATATCCCCGATGTAACCTTTACCCCTTGTGTGACGCCCACCACCTGCCATCCAGATACCACCTTCAACTTCCACCAGAATCTTTGTTCCATTAATTAAAAAATCTGCTCTCCATTTGCGTTTTGGATGGAATTTATATTCCTGCTCAAAACTGATCTTGCATGCTCTTAGGTGTGTTGCCAGTACCGTCTCGCCTTCACTTGGCTGTCTGGTACCTTGCTTTGCAGAACGGCGTTTCTTTGTCTTCACTGGAAATAATTCACGGTATTCAGCTAAACTCATGCTAGACATGCAAACCCCTTTCAAAAGCGTAGAACTCACCTTCCAAGAGCGCTACGTTGACATCGTAGAGGTCTGTCATGCCGCCCCCTGCAATGTGCCTTTGAACCCGACTTGCTTGAGATACGGTTCCCATTGTTTGGCCTGATCTGGATCGCTAAGTTTTACGGCGATACGAGCTGCTAGTTGATCGTAGCTTTCGCCTGCTGCTGCAAACTGGCTTGCGAACTCAGGATGCTGTGAGAGTTTTTGCGCGAAGGTGTGAACCTGTTTATCGCTCAACTGGTGCGGTACGCTCGGCGAGCACCGAACCTGCGACCCTGAATTTCGGAAACCTGTCTGTTCACGGGCTTGGTATTTGCCACATGCGTTGATTAACCAATCTGCAAAGTGGTAATTCATGAGTTCATCACAAAGATTCTTTTCAGCGTTGTAGAGTTCAAACGCTCTTAACTCCCGATCGAACCAAGTCGCGTTTTTGATCTGTTCGTAAGTTTCCTGATCAGTTGCCAAACGAATTTCTTCACCAAGTTTTTTCAAACTCAACCATGTTTTTTTATTTTTAGATTCTTCTGATAGATTCTTTGGTAGATTCCGTGTCCCAACGTTGGGACTGTTTAATGGGATTGTTGGTACTCTTTCCTCGGAACAATGGTACCGTTCCGTTGTTGGTACTGTTCCAACATTGGTACCCTTTAAATCGGTACTTTCCTGCGGTAAGTATCCCGTTGTTGGTACCCTTTTATTTTCACGTCCTAACACGCCAATTAATTTATAAATTTTCACCTGTTTGGTTTTACCCGTACGTTCACCCGTATCGGCGATAAGACCATCTTCAATTAGTTCGGCAATAATCTTCATTACCGTTTTTCGGTCAAGATTGGTGTCGTCTTCTACGCGTTTAACGCTCGGATAGCATGTATGTTCTTCACCAGCCCGATCGGCTAGTGACAACAAGACGAGTCGTTTAAGCGGTTTTAGACTGCCGCCCTTACGATCACTGAACTGGACTTCCCAAGCCCATTTGGTGGCATCTAGACTCATTTATCCTCCTCGTATGGTTCATCGTACTTGGCGCCTTTCGATGAATTGCATGACTTACACATTGTTTGGAGGTTTTCTATTGTTGATGCACCGCCCAAAATCTCTGGCTTAATATGATCGAGTGTTAAATTCTTCTGAATACCACACGTAACGCACTTAAATCCGTCTCGTTCGTAAACCTCAAGGCGAAGTTTCATACCGATTTTCTTTTTCATATATTTTTGTGAGCGCTCTTCAATTTTCCGCCCAAAAAGATCTCGGCCATATTGCGCCTTGTGCACAACTTCTAAAATCATGTTTGCACATAAGTTGCATAAAATAACCTCAGGGTTAATTTTGCTGTAATAATCAACTGCGTACTCTTCTTCGCAATATTGGCAAATTACAAAATCTTCTTTCATGTTTTAGCTCCTATAAAATCAGTTTTAATTAAAACATGAAAAAAATTAGGTACATACTTACTCATATTTTCTCCCTCACCATTTCTAATATTTGCAAGACCCAATTAAGAGGTATAAATTGGTAAGAGGATTGATATAAAAAGAATGAGTAAAATGAATAAACATACTGAACAACATCAAGAGTCGAAGAGATCCAAAGAACTTAGAAATAAACAAAGCAATTACGCTGAAGTCATTATCAAAGTTCATCCAGACTCTGTAGATAAACTGCTTACCGCTATTAAAAAAACTGACGCGGATATTCAGGGTATTGAAGTCAGAAATGGTTAAATGATTAATCATGACACTTCCGCCCGTGCTAATTCTTCTGCAGTTAATCGGCGTTTTAATTGGTTTTCTGCAACAGTGGCATAACGTATGTACTGCACTCCAGATGTCCAAACCTTTCCGTCGGTATCAGTCATAGAAACATGATCACCAAGAAAATCACTTTTTATTTCAATAATGCAGAAAATACTATCGCTACCAAGTGGGCCGATAATGTGGTTTTGAATAACCACCATGTCACCTACCACAAATTCTTGTGAGTTGAGTTCAATTGGTTGTTCTGATAAATTATTTGTGTTCATTTGATTCACCTCAATTGAATGCCTAGAAGCCTGATGTTCGAGATCAGGCTTTTTTAATACTCTAAATTTGACTCGGTATTCTCATGGCATCCTCTGGCATCTCTTGTTTCCTTAGGATGACCCCACACCTTTCGCATACGATTGAACTTGCGTCTCTCCACCAAGAGTTTTTCTATGCAAGCTTCACGTATCCAGTCTGCTTTCGTCATGTCGCTGGCATTGGCCACACCTTCGATGGATTCATCAGTCAAATCATTAAATTTGACCGTTACAGGGTTATCGAGCTTTCCACCTAAAAAGCCCAACTCTCTTGCTTCATTCATTTCATCGGTTCTCATGAAAAGAGCAGCTCCCTTGCTTATTAAATTTAAGTCTGAGCTACTTCATTACCATTTTGGTTTAATAAATTTGAGGTGGGATACAACCCGAAATGTTGTAATACTTCTTGCTCTGAAACTTTCCCACCACTATGTTCAGCTAAAGCTTTACGTAAGTTCTTACGTGGTTCTTTATAGCCATACAAAAGATGTGTCTTTAGATAACCGGTTGTTGTACCAGCAGCTTTTGCATATTCATTTAGCTCATCTTTGGTCATATTTAGGATGAAATCACGAAACTTCATAGATTGATCCTCATTAATCAATCTCAATATTACCTATTAGGTAATTTAAATACAACCTTTTTTCTTGTTTACCTTTTTGGTGATAATCGTAAACTTTACAAAAGTGAAGAAATCACTGTATCAGTGATTTCATTTATAAATAGTTGAGTTTTTTATGGACAGCAAAACGATCAGATATAAAAACACCCGTTTCTTGGTGGAACAAATAGGTGGTGTATCTAACTTTGCTGAAAAGATTAACAAAGGTCAGTCTCAAACTAGCCAATTTGCAGGAACCAATCCAATTAAGGGAATTGGAAATAAAGTAGCACGAGAAATTGAAGAGGCTTTTAATAAGCCTCACGGTTGGTTAGATCAAGTTCATGAGGAAATAGAATTAACAACTCTAGATAGCAATATTACAACTCCATTTCCAATAGCTGGTCGTTTAGTACCCGTTATTTCTTGGGTGCAAGCTGGAACTTGGACTACAGCAGATTCTGTGTCAATCAGTACACAATTTAAGGAATGGTTACCCCCAAACCCGAAATGTGGCAAAAATGGTTATGGTTTAACTGTAGTTGGAGAGTCAATGTCTCCAGACTTTAGACCTGGCGATAAAATATATGTAAATCCTGACTTTCAAATAAGTGATTTAAAAACAGGTGATTTAGTTATTGTTGCATGTGATGGAGAAACAGAAGCAACTTTTAAGAAGTTAATAGTTGAAAGTAATGCTATGTATTTAGAACCTTTAAATCCGAAATGGCATGAAAAGATCATGGAACTTCGTGAAGGATGTAAGTTGGTTGGGAAAGTAGTTGGATTATATAGAGATGTTTAAAATTGACACACAGGTTTCCATTCCGTCTGATCAAAATTATTTTACTCAATCTCATATCCGGAAACATACAGATATATTAGGTCGGTATTATACGCCAATAGCGATCGCTAAAATCATGTGTGAAGTAACTGGAAAATTTCAAAATAAGTCAGTAATTGATTTGGGTTGTGGTACAGGAAATTTAATTGAAGGAGCTTTACACGTTTGGAAAGAATGCAATTTTCATGCTTTTGATGTGGATTTTAACGCATTAGAAATTTTACTAAATAAAGGAAAACCAAATGTATCGATTTTTCAATTAGACATTATCAATTCGACCAATTTTAAATTAAAATATCAAGTTGGGATAAGTAACCCTCCATATACCTATTATGAAAGAAACAATATATTATATCTAGACAATCAATCCCCACTAGATGAAGAGTTATTAAAATTAAAAAAAATACCAGCACCTTTTTTATTTCTAAGACATCTAACTACATGCATTCAAAAAGATGGGTATATCTCCATTATTCTTCCTAATGGTTTACTATCTAATAAGCTCTATAGTGGAATAAGAGAAATATTAATAAAAAATTATACTATTCTTAAAGTAATTTCTTTACAGAAAAAGACTTTTGAGAAGACTGAAACCAATGCTCATATTCTAATTTTAAAATTAAAAAAACCTAAAAATTCTTACTCTATTCAATATTTTTCACTAAAAGATATGAAGTTGAATGAAGGTTTTTTAAGAAAAAGTACTAATTGTATTGAAAGGTTAGACTTTCAATATCAACAGAATTGTTTTTCTAAAGATAGCTCAAAAATTTCTGATTTTATCGATAATATTTATAGAGGGAATATTCATTCAAAAGCAATAAAAAGTGAAAACTTAAACATATTCCACTCTACAGATTTTACAAAAGATAGTGTTGAAATTCCCTCAAAATTCTATAAATCTACAAATTTAAATTACAAGTTTGCAGAATCTGGCGACATATTAATAGCTAGAGTAGGAAGAAACTTTTTTAAGAAAATCGCTTTAGTTAAAAATGGAAATATATATATATCTGATTGTATTATTGTTTTAAAGCCTAAAAAAGGTTTTAGTAAATATTTATTAGATTATTTAAGAAGTAAAAATGGTCAATTTTTCTTAGAAAACATTTCACATGGCACTGGTGCCAAACATATAAATTTCAAGCAACTTATTAATATACCTATTATTAAGGAGTAGTATAATGATACTGGACTCTAATATTTTTCAATTAAAAAAAGAAATTAATAGTCTTGCTCAAATTGGTTTTTGGGATAAATTATCTTCTAGTCAAATAAAGATTTGGTTAAAACAATTCAATAATCCTGAATATGCCCTTTTAGGGCACTTAATTCTAAAAAATTTGATTTATAGAAATGATAAACAAATGACTCAATTGTTATGCCAAGCTTTAAGGCGAGCAGTCAGTCATTTTGTGGAGGAAGATGATAGAGATAGATTTTCTTGTCAACAAATTTTACAAGAAGACTATAATGGAAAAAAAATATATTGTGGTCCTCTAAATTTTAATAAAGAAGGATTCGGAAAACCTGGGAAAAGTGGTGAGATTATTATGAGCATGATAAGAAACTATGTCCCAAAATCACGTTTTTATTATCCTGATTATTTTGATTCTGGACTAAAAGCGGATGAAGGTTTCTTTTTAATAGATGACGCCATTTTGACAGGCCATCAAATGGAAGAATGGATTAATAGATATTATTAGCAACTTATGCTAGATAAGAGTTCCACCTCTGCTCTTGTAGTCGGATTAGCGCATGAAGATGCTTTACAATATTTAAAAGAGACCTTACCTAATTTACGTATTTTCTATGGTGAAATTATTTTAAGTAATAGTTCCTTAACTGAATTATGCCAGAATTGGGTAGATAAAAAAATCTGGCCCGATGATTTTAGACCACCTTTAGAGGTCTTCAATGAGATATCCATAAATGCTAATTTTCAGCAGCCACAACACCTTGGGCATTTGAATCAAGCATTACTCTTAGCATATTCATATAGCACCCCTGATAATTCAATTCAGATTTTAAGAGATATTTCAGATAACTGGACTCCATTAGTGAGTAGATAAATATGAATAATATTAACTCTAACATCTTATCAAGAACACGTGCAGAAGAGCATGATGCGGATGTATGGAATAGCTTTTATATTCCTCCTTATTTTGATCGCTTGAACTTAACAACTGCAACTAAATCCACATATTTCGTTGGTAAAAGAGGTTGTGGTAAAACCATGTTATTAAAATATTTATCATATCAAACTAAGTTTTCACGTAAACGAGATGATATTCCTCAGGATGAAATTCAGCATATAGGTATTTACTGGAGAATTGACACTCACTTTTGTGGATCAATGTTTAAAAGAAATAAAACTGAACATGAGTGGATAAATATTTTTCAAAATTATTTTTCTTTAGTTATTTCAACTGAGATATGTAAAGCCTTATATTATATTGCAAAAAGCCCATATAAATATTTTAATACTGAAGATTATGAAGCAATACAATTAAATGCCCTTGCAGACTATGGAATTGATATTCCAACAAATCTTCCTGCACTTGAAAAATATTTAATAGCCAAATATAGAAATTTTAATACATGGATCTCTAATATTGAGTCATTCCAACCACAGATATATCCACCTGGTTTAAATTTTTTAGATACATTTATATCTTCTTTAAAAAGCAATAGCCCATTACAAGGAATAAACTTTTATATTTATTTAGATGAAATTGAGAACCTTTTAAACTATCAAAGAAGGTTTATGAATACAGTTTTAAAGCATTCACAAAAGCCATTAATAGTTAACTTTACCTCTAAAGTCTTTATTGAGGAAAATATGACTATTGGAAATGAGTCTATTAATGGTACACATGACTATATTTATAGAGAACTTGATTCATTAATGACTGATGAAGAGAGAAAAAGATTCTTTTCTGAAGTTTTCATCAATAATTACTATTTAGCAAAAGAAAAAGAAAATTATAAAAACTTTAATCTTGTTATTGATGAGACAAAAATAAATGAAAGAAACGATCCTGAATATGTTAATGAATTAATTGACTTAATGCGCCATAAATTCCCAAGTTTAAGTTATAAAGAAATGGCTGAACAAGCGATAGATTTAAAAAGAATAAATACTATTATTGGAGAAAAACTAAGCATACTATTAAAAAATAGCAAGTATTCTGAAAAAGATTTTAGAATTAATAACTTCCAAGCGCAAGCTTTTATATTGCTACCTTTTTTGCTATCAAGAAAAAATAATAACCCTGATTCTATTTATAATGAGTATATTAAATATCACTCTGGAGAAAAGTCCAAATTTGAGAATTGGATTCCAAATAATTTATTTGGTGCATTATTAGAGCTGTATCGTCCGTTCAACAATAATAAATGTCCTCTTTATAGTGGATTCGATACTTTCTATACTATGGCAAATGGGAATTTACGACATTTTTTAATCTTATGTTATAAAACATTAGAAATAAATGAAATGTTTGAACTATCTAATGATCAGTTTAGTATTGATATCCAAGCACATGCTGCTTATGAATCTTCTAATGCTCTTATTAAAGAGATTCGAACTCTAGGTAAATTCGGTGAAAAACTAAGATTATTCACTTTAAGACTTGGTAATATATTTAAGACTTTACAAGAAAATCCTGCATTAAGTGAACCAGAGCAAAATCAGTTTACAATTAATTCAGGAGATCGTAATTTATCAGATGATGAAATTGAATTTTTAGAAGAGGCAAAAAAGCATAGTATTTTAATTGAGATGGTCGAAACCAAAACTAAAAATAAATATAACCATGATATTTTAGACTATCTTCTTAATCCAATTTATTCTCCTTATTTCAATATTTCATATAGAAAAAAACGGAAAATTGAAATTTCTGTAGAAGACTTTGCTTGTATTTTAAATGGAACCGAATCTGATTATAGATTACTCCTAAGTAGTATATCAAAACAGGGAATATCCTCTCAAACCTTACCAATTAAACAATTAGGTTTTTTTGATGAATAAATTTAAAACTAGCATCTATTCTGATTCTTATTTGAATCTACATGAGAACTTATTGTCAAATCAGAATCTCCATATTTTCCATGGGCATGTTATTGATCAACGTGGTCAAGCTTTATTCGATAACTTCCCATCAGCTTCTTTCCATCTAGTATCTTATAATCCTGAAACAATGGAATTTTCCATTAATAATAATATTATTAATTATAATGATACTAATTTTATAACCAGCACTATTTCAAACTATCATTCACAATTTTTTATTGATAGTACAACTTTAGGTTTAACAGAAATTTATTATCTTATTAAACAATTTTTAAAATTACAGATTAATAAATTCAAAGTTTTATATATTGAACCACAAAAGTATAACAAAGATGAAAACAATGAATTTTATTTATTGTCCAATTATCCAATCGGTTTCCGCCCCATTCCAGGAGCTGTTACTGATCTTCATCATGGAGATGTAGAAACTGGAATCTTCTTTTTAGGTTTTGATTCAACTCGTATGCAAATCGCTTTAGAAGAGTTCCAAATGATTCAAGATAAAAATGTAAAGGCAATTTTTGGTACGCCGGCCTTCCATGCAGGACTTGAAATGGAATCTATAATTCCTCATTTGGAAATATTATTAGAGAATAGAAGTTTTGAAATTAACTATTGTTCAGCGAATGATCCTTCATCTGCTTATGAACTATTGCTCTTTCATAAAAGATCCTTAGATGAAGGAAATAAAATGTTTATTGCACCTCTCGGTCCTAAACCAACAACTATAGCAAGTGCGTTATTTGCAAACTTGCATGAAGAAGAAGTTAGTCTTTTATACGATCACCCTTCACACCTTCCAAATCGCACTTCTGGTGTCAAAAGTTGGCATATGTATTCTTTTTACTTAACATCAGTATCTTAACAATCAATAAAAAAGGTAATTTAATCTTGCAATAAATTACCTTTTTGGTAATATTTACTTCGTGAACAACAAAAAAGCACCCCTGCCTTCGAACTCATGGGTGCTTTGCATTACGCGAGGTAAGTATGAAACAAAACCCTATTCCTAGTCAAACCACATCACGCTTATATCAACACCCAACTGTTGAAGAACAGCGCCCTTCTCGTTTCGCCACCATTAAAGCGAATGTCATCGACTTCCTTATATTCATTGCACTTTCATTTGTTCTTTGGGTGATTGCTGTAGCCGCTGCATCTTGGATGATGGGAGGCTAATCATGAATGCTCAATTCAAGCCACATCCTGATGGCATAAAAGCCTATATCGGTCATGACCGCTTAACTGGTCTCTACTCTGTACGTATCGGCTGGACTGTTTATGCAGCTAATGCAAACGGTAGTGTGCTGTACACCGTAAAAGGTGAAGTGAAGACTCCTTTAAATATTGAAGAGTTTAAAACTAAGCGCCCTAAGGTTTATACAACCTTAATGAATGAGATTAGCTTCCAGCGCAAAAAAGCTTTAGCAGTTGCCCTCGAACTTAGCAACATCCCTTCATATGACCGCAAAGCTTATAGAAAGAAGCGCGGCTTTACGGGTTCAAAATAAGGATAAGAAAAATGAATGCAGCAATTAATCCAACCGTTTTAAATAATGAAAGTTCTAACCACTTTGAACAGTTAGCAGCGATTAGCGTATCTGGACATATCGAAAAGAAAAACAACATGTCATATCTGTCTTGGGCTTGGGCCGTGGACAAACTAATGCGCATAGATCCACAAGCAAACTGGGCTTTCCGTGATCCAATGTATTTTCCGGATGGATCTATGATGGTTCATTGTGATGTCACTGTATTCGGTAAAACCATGTACATGTTCTTACCCGTGATGGATCATCGGAATAAAGCAATTCTTAAACCGAATGCATTTGATATCAATAAGGCAATGATGCGTTGTCTGGTTAAAGGAATTGCCGTGCACGGTTTAGGTTTATATATCTATGCTGGTGAAGACTTACCTGAGGAGGAAAAGACTCAGCAAACGACAGCGCAACCTCAACAGCAACAAACACCACAGAACCAGCAGCAACAGCCGAACGCAGCCCAACAACTTACGGCTGAATTCCAGCAAGCACTTCAAGCGATTCAACATACACAAAACGAGGCAGATCTGGCCACAATCTATAAACGCTTCAAAGGCACCAGCTTTGAAAGCCAGATTGTGAAGGCATGCAAAGCAAAAAAGGACATGGAGGGATGGAGCGCTTAAGTACCTATATCTTTAGGTATGTTGCCAAACTACATGGCAACGGCACTCTACGGGGTCGCATTGAAGGGACCTCTGCCCTCCACGCCAAGCAACGTGTCATGCAGAGCAATGAGCTGATTAAGGATGCTCATATCTCTTTACTCAAGAATCAGGCTTCTGCCCGTAAACAGGCTTTTGAAGCCATGGAGGAATTCATATGAGCTTCCGCTACTCATCTACTGTCCGAACCCTAATTGTATTCGGCAATCTGATGAACCATTACTACGATAATGTGAACCCGTCTCAAATCGAAAGCTTGGTTGATGAGGCGAAATTTAAAGAAGCAACTTGGAGAAAGTAAAACAATTTTAGAACTGCGATGTTCTACATGAGTGACTGTATTGCTGACCCTCTGCGGTCACTCTTGAGAACATTGCAGTATTTAGGGGTAATTAGATAGGTAAAGGTATGGGAAAATATATAGTCGTTGTTGAAGCAGAAAAACCACCTCAGGTATTCATTCATGAGATCATTCCTAATGTTGGGAAAGTCATTGAAATGAAAGCTGAGGAAATACCGAACCGTGTTACAGCAGCATGGTTAATGGATCGCTATAGCCTGTCTCGTAAATTGATTATTGATGAGCTTCGTCCATTCAATAAAGGGACTGATGGCAAGCATCTTTACGATCCAAATGAAGTTATTCCTATTCTTGAAAATTTAAACAGGCAAAGACAGCAACGTCAGTCGAGACGTAAAAACTAAAGGGCTTATTGCCCTTTTATTTCTTTAAATAATCTAAGATGATTGAATTTATATCGCGAATTAAAATTGTTTTGCTATTTTCCAATTCTTGAAAAATTTCATCAAGTTCAGTTTTAATAAAAGAATTATAATTATTTCTTCGATCTGTCTTAAGGTTGAGTAGCTTATCTACCTCTTCTAAATTTTTCTTCACTATATCCAATGTCTCACGCATTTCTCTTTTATTATTTTCGAGTTTAGATAAAATATTCTCATAATAATCAAGCTCATTTTTTAACTCATTTAAAGAAGTTTTTACTTCTCTGAGCCTTATTTTTGATTTATTTATAATTTCATCATTTTGATTAATTTTAACTTCAAAAAAATATAATTCTAATTTGAACTCTAAAGCAGAATACAATCGATTAAAATTATCTTTCAACTTTTCAAAAAGTCTGCTGTTATATTGATCACGCCAGTCTTTAAAAAAATTCATGGCTACCAAAGTTGCTAAAATTGTTGCAAATGCAGACAAATAGTCCCCACTGACTTTAAACCATTTATTAAAAAAAAATGAGGTAGCTAAAAATGCAATCAAAATAAGCAGTACAAAAAATATATAGGGATAAAGTTTTTTCATCTTAAGTATAAAATTCGAAAATTTAAGATAAAATAATATAATAAGAATAGAAAAAATTGTAAAAAAATATTCGACACCACTTCGTCACCATTAAATTATAAGCCATTGTTATTTAATATTTATTATAACCTTGCCAAGGTTGGGGTCGCGAGTTCGAGTCTCGTTTCCCGCTCCAAAATTTAAAGACCACTTAATTCGAAAGAATTAGGTGGTTTTTTATTGGCTATTGGTTAGCTTTGACTACTCAAAATAGTCAAAATTCGCATTAAAAAACGCTTTATATTTCCGTTGCAACACCACGAAATTTGGAGTGTTATTATGCAAAAGCCAGTTAAACGCGGGGAAGGCGTGGCGCATCACTGTTCGTTATCTAGGCAAACGTTATACGGCTACTCGAGATACAGCGAGTGAGTGTGAACAAGGGGCCGCTAAAAAATTATTAGAATTACAATCTGAACAGGCTAATCCTGAGTCTGAAAAAATCCATATCTCCTTCTATGCCCTTTTTGAACATTACTATCAAGAAGAAGGCAGAAAAATGAAGAGTGCTCGCTTAATTGTTCAAATACTTAAATGCCTAAAGAAGAAAGAATAA